GGCAGGCGGGACAGCGAATGTCATGCCAGACCACACGTGCCATCCTCACCCCTTCCGCAGCATCCCACGTTTCACTTTGGCCTCAGCCGAGGCCTTCGCTTCCGGGTGCATGCCGGTCCAATCGTTCTTGCCCGGCAGAATGAGCCCGAGATCTTTATCGTGGGTGGGCTGCTCGCCATCGTAGTAGTACACGTCGCTCTCGGCCGCTGGCGAGGCCTGGGCCTCACGCCGCGCGGGTCGCTCTCGCGGCGGTTCTGGCGTCTCCGGCGTGTCTGGGGCTTGTGGGTGGTCTGGTGACTCGCTCATGCGATCTCCCGATCATCGTGGGTATAGCGTACCGTGGCGGCTACAGTCGTCATGACTGTCGGCAAGAGATCTTCCAGGATTTGGTGCTGCGCGACGCCCTCAATCTCGGTGAAGATATAGTCGGCCAGCCCTTGCCAGCTGTGTTGACGGCTGAGCACGCGACGAATGGCCTGGGCATAGCCATTGAGCACCGTGACCGGCTCTTCACCACCCCGTACCGTCTCATAGAGCAGCACATTGACCGTGAGACTCGTCTCTTTGAGACGACTCAGCTCGATGAATTCGCTGGCGTTTTCTTCCGTCAGGAGCAGCAGCATCGGCCGGAGTTCATCCGGCACATCCGTGACCTTGATCTGCCGACGGGTCACGGCATGAACGTTCCGCGCCACGGTGTACCCATTGGCCTGGGTGATGCCGAGGAGGTCGGCGGCGATGGCGGCTTCGATGGACTCTCTCGGATTCATCGACGTCCCCGGAGCGCCGCGTTGACACGCCGCTCAACTTGTCTCAGCCCATACGTGAACCGCTGCGTTATCCATGGGATATTGTCGCGCAAACTCGGCGCGAGGAACGGCCTTGCCGGTATGCGCACCTGACGGACGAGCCAGAACAGCACCTTGAAGCCCGATCTCCGCTGCCGTCCGGTCGCCGGCGTTTTCTCCGCCGCAAAGAGAATTCCCGACTTACTCCGGCCAATAAACAGATTCGGGATCTGCCGGAGTGGTCGATTGTATTGACTCTTCGTCGCTCCTGCGGGCGTCTTGGCGAATGCCGTGGGGACCGCGAGGAATTTCGTCCGTTTTGGCCGAATCACCCCGCCATACTCATGGATTGGGCCATACTCGACGTTTGTTCCGACGGTGCCCTTCACTTGCAAGGCCTGCCGCTGCACATCAAACACGAGATCCGGTGACCCTTCGCTGAGTGATCCTCTCAGCCGATTCGTCACCACCCCAAGCCGCTGTGGTCGTGGGCCGGAGAGGTATTTCTGCTGGCTCGTGCGCGTGACCTGAAACAGACTCGCCCGTGTCGCGGCGTCTGCTTCGTCCATGAGCACAGGGACCACCTGTGCCAGCGCGGCGTGCGTGTCCTGCACACCCCGAAGGGTGAAGGTCAACCGGATCATGTTAGCTCCGTATGAGCCGCACGGCCCCACCACTGACCCCATGAGCCTTCGCCGTCAATTCCTTGGCCAAGGTCCGATACTGCGCGAACTTGGCCGACAGCGCCACGCGCTGATTCTCAAAGCTGACATCGCTCTCACGGGCATATTTCCCGGCGATCGCTTCCGCGGCGCGCGCCGCCACCCGGTACCGATAGGCCCGGATCTGCGCCGGGGTCACCTCCTCATCCGCATACTCCGGCTCAGGCGCGTCTTCATCCGCGAGCAGCGCGTCCAGTTCCATATCATTGAGCTCGGGATTGGTGTCTTTCGTATCACCCGTGAGGAACCGAATCCAATCACGGTCCTCCGGCAGCGCCGGGTCATAGGAAAAAATGGCCATCGCTTACCCCTGGCGTCCGCGTCGCTCGCCCGCCCCTTTGCCCTCGGCTGATGCCTCGGAGGCAGGCGCGGCCGGGCTCGCCGGGGCCTCAGGCGCTGCCTTTGGCGCGGGCGGATCCGTCCACTCTTCCATCGTGGCGGCGTCGAAGTCGCTGGCGTTGACGAGGAGAAATTGACCCGGCCGGGTCGGGTCTTTGATCTTTTTGACCGGCACGATTGGGCTCTCCATACGCCTCCTTTTCAATACCCAAACGCAATCCAACTCACTTTGACCCCGAAGGGCGTGGACGCCGCCGCTGGCGTCGGATCAGCCGCCGACGTGTCCTTGTAGGATTTGATCAGGATCTTGCCGGCCGCGGGTGTCCCGGTTTGGTTCCCCTTATCCGCGAGCACCCAGGCGCCCGTGAGGATCGGCGCGTCCCGGAACTGGGCGATGGCGAACAGCACCTTGCTCAATCCGGTATCCACCGTGTCGCTGGCCGCAACCGTGGTGTGATCGCCGACGGCAATCTTGAGGCTGCTGCTCAAGACTTCTGGAGCAAAAATGGTAGGCACTGATGCACCTCCCTCCGATGGCGTATGGACTTACCCGGCGATCCGTGTCGCTAAGGCCGGCCTGACGAGTGCGCAGCCGTAGAGTATGTCAAAACTGTAGCGCCACCGCTTATGCTCGCGCGTGATCTCCAAGCGCAGCGTCAACCCGGAGACCGGATCGACCGCACTCTCGATCGCCACCAGTTGATCGGCAAACTGCACGTCCTGCAACGGTCGGCTCGCAAGGGCAAAGGCATCGCGGTGGAAGAGCATGTTGACAGCGTGATCCCCTTTCACCGTCACCGCCTCGCCACCCGCCAGGGCGATCTGCAAGCCCGGCTCGATTTTCAGGGAGACATCGGTGTTCGCACTGGCTTCGGTCGCGTCCTCCGTGATGACGTAGGTCTGCGAGTGGCCGGCGATGTTGATGATATCCCCGACCTTCAGGGCCACTGCGCCGGTCGAGGCCGCCGTCGTCGCGACAAAGGTTTTGAGCCCCGCCGCCACGGCGGTCGCCGCTTTCGCCGCCAGTCCGGTGGTAATCGTGCCCGCGACATGCGTCGGGACCAGTTGATCCATCCACCAGTCCGCCCCCACCTTGCGCCCGATCTGCCCATCCATAATGACCCCCGTCCCCCCGCCAAAACTGGCGTCTTGGAAGGCCCTGAGGAGCAGGGCATTGCCTTCCGCATCGGGGTTCAGGACCACACGGCGGTCATTGATCGGGGCGAGTTGCTTGTTGAGGACGGTCCGGGCGGCGGTATACTCGCTCAGGCCGCTCCCAAAGGGTGTGGTGCCCGCGGTGCCCGCATACCCATAGACCCCGGTATATTTCGCCAGGATCGCCGCATCGACATTGTTCGCCAGGGCTTTGATGGCTTCGCTGGCCTGCATGGGGATGACGCCATCCATCACATCGAGCAGATCTTTATCGCTGAGATGGAACGGCGCTTCGTACCACTGATCCATGACAATACTGACGTGGGTGGGGGACATATCGGCGGTCGCGGGCGGGGTGTTCGCTGGCGTCACGGCCACGGCCGACACGGCAGACGGGATGGGGATGTCAACGGTCGAGCCACGCTGGGCGGCCAGCGTTTCGTAGCCGCGGTTGACCAAGCGGGGCATAATGGCCTGTTGCCTGAGGGCCATAAGCCCTTGCGCGAGCAGGCGCGGGATCACGGATGTCAGCGTATTCGCCACGGTGGGATCTCCTCCATAGGATCATGGTCATGCCCCACCGGGGCGTCTCTCACCACACCCGCGATGACTCCGCCATCACGGGACAACAGGATTACTGGACGATCGCCTTCCCTGAGGCAATCTCCTCGGCGTGTTTGCCGATACTCACCGGATCATACCGGGCGATGACCCGCGCGCCGCGCTGGTGCCCGTTCGTGGTATTGGTCGCGCCGCCCCCACTGCTGGTCTCGAACAAATGCGGCGCGTCCGTGGCTAAACTTTCAATCCATTCCGGCATGCCGATCGGCTTGGCGGGATCTTTCCCATACAGGATTTCCTCCCCGCGCATCGCTACCGGCTCGCCCTCCACCAACCGCCAGACCTGGCGCCCGCGGTTGATCAAATCGGGGATCGCCGTCTTGCGGACCCCCACCGTCCCCGCCGCCTCGCGCAGTCGCCCATCGATCCGCTCTTTTGAGAGTTCATCGGAGAGCGTCTTGATCTGGCTATCTTGGTCGGTAAATTTCTTGTCGTAGGATTTCAGCTTGCTCTCGTAGTCACTCCGCAGGCGCTCGGTGCGCGTCTGCAGGAGTTCCTCGATCTTGCCGTCATCCATCATCTGCTTGTCATCGAGGTCTTGCAGTTTCTTGAGGGCTTCTTGATACTTCTCGGGGTCGATGTCGGCGAATTTCCCCAGTTGGGTCTTCAATTCGTCGCGCTCTTTCAGGAGCTTGATATTGTTGTCGCGGAATTCTTTCAGCCGGCCCGTGGGCTCATACCCCTCGATCTCGTCGAGGTGATATTTCCCGTCGCGCGCCACATACAGCTCCCGCAGTGCCTCCGGCACATCGTCCAGCGAATCGAGTATGGCCTTCAACTTCATGATCGGTCATCCCTCCGAGATGACAAAGCGTTCTCTCCCTACAACACATCCACGCGAATCCCTGTCGGCACCTCGCGGCGCCGCAGGCGAAGCAACCAACTCACGGCTTTAATCAAGTCTTCCGTGAGCCACGTCGGGACCATATCGCGTACCCGTTCACCCGTGTCGCGCGACGCCATCATGGGATGGCCTCCGTCGTGACCGTGACCATCACCGGGACCTCCCGCACGGCATCATCGATCACGTCAAACTCCACGGGGTCCGGCCCCGGCCCCACCAGGGAGCCATCGTCATTCACGAGCGCGACCTCAGCCAGGTACGTCCCCGCATTGACGCTATCAAACCGGGCCATGGTCGTCCCAAAGGGGACAAACATGCTATGCTCGGTCGGGCCGGTCAGGGTCACCTGATACTGGGTATACAATGAGCCATTGGCCACGACCGGAGATTCGGTTGTCCAAGTCACCACCACGGCTTTTGCCACGGATTCTCCTTTGCGTCGATACGGCGCTAGGCCTCGACGGGTTCCTTCTCGGGCTCGTCCGGTGCTGGTTCGTCCTTCTTGGGCTCTTCGGGTAGCGGGGGATCCGTCGGCTCTGGGGCGTTGGGATCGGGTTCGTGGGGCTCGGCCATGGTGATCCTTTCAGGGCTAGAAATGCAAAAAGGCGGCAAAGCCTTGGTTCAGGCTCTGCCGCCTCCTATTGTTTAGGCCAGCGACGGTGCAACCAGTTCGGTTACGCCAGCTTAATTTTCTCGACGCTACGCTCGATCATGACCGGCGCCCCGTTCACGACCGTAATCTCTATCGTCCCATAGCCGAGGCGCCGCACAAAGGTGAGGAGCGCCCGCTCGGCTGACGAGAGCTCTTCAGAGAATTTCATGTGTAAACAATTGGGTTCTATGCTATCCGTTGATTTCATGGGATGTCAAGAATTATTTTTGAGTGCCTGACGCAGTTGATGGCGCAGTGCTTCCAGTTTTTTTCGCGAAAGATATCTCACGGTCGCCAAGATCTCCTCATCCGATGCGTCAAGCACGTCTGCAGCACGACGAAAACCGGCTTCGATAAACCGATGGATCTGGCTCGCGGTCAGGAGTGGAAAGCCTTCGTGAAGGTGTTTATGCCAGGCATAACTGTCGCGCAATGTCTCGACGGATGGCGGGGCATAGGCTTTCAACCGAATCCACCTCTGACATTCGCGAGACCATCCTGGTTGAGACTTTTGGCGCCCTCCATGCTTCGCACAATATTCCTCGCCGGGGAGTACCCGTATCGCACACGGCGCATAGTGCTCTCGAAACGGCACGGCCGCTTGACATTGAGGTGAATACAGGAGGGTGAGATGCCTTCGAAGCCATGCGGGATCTGCCGCACCATACGAGTGTCGATACTCATCTTCTGTGACCCGCTCATTCACAGGAATATCAACCCATCTTCGTATGGCACCCCTATGAGGAGACATCTACACGGCTCCCGGCTGTAAGTACCGCTGCACGACATGATAGGCCGGCTTCGGCGTCAGATCCTCGTGCATGATGCCCCCACGGACAGGCGGGTTTCCGTCTCGTGCAGCTTCGTCTACCGCTTGATACCCAAACACCTTCTCGACCGCCACAGGATTGGGGAGGCTTTCGAGCAGTTGGTCATAATACGACGCCTGCTCCGCTTCGGAGACGTCATCGGTTGGCCATCCCGTTTCGGTCAGCCACACCGGCTTCCATCCGAGCCCGCAGCTCCTGAGCACTTCACTGATGGGTTGCTGGCCCTTCAGCCACATCAGCCACGTTTGCGGCCCCACCACGCGCCGCCACACCTCACGACCGTTCTTCTGGTAGCTATGGACCGTCACAATGTCGAGCAACGTCTTATCCACCAGCCCGGCGAAGTCTTCGAGCCATTTCTCCCAACTGCCTTGATCGGTCTTCTCCGTCATCAGTTCTGGGCCACAAATCTTGAGATCAGGATCAACTCCACGCAAGACCTGTGCGGCTGGTGTCAGCATCGAGGTCACATACTGCCCAGGGGTGAGATAGGCGTTCGGCTCATTGTCGATGCCATAATATCGAATGCGCCCATGATAGCGCTCAGCCACCGCTTGCACGAACACGATCCACGGATCGAAGGCGGCTTCCGGTGGTCCGCTCCCACGAGTCACCCATGCCGGCTGATGCGCTAAGGTCGCATAGATCTGGCATTGGCGCGCGGTCGCATCCTTGACCACACGATCCACCACATCCCAGACCCAGACATGGGGCTCTGGGCAAATCTGGTCCATATTCACGTCAATCCGAATCCATTGGCACCCGGCCGCGGCCACACGGTCCAGTTGGGCGGCTGACGGGAGATGCGTATTCAGTCCCACCCGGCGCCGATCAATGGCCATGCATGGTCCTCCGCCTCAGCCAGCTCTCGACACACGCGACGCTGCAAAAATGCGCAGCGGGCTCGTCCGCCCAGCGGAGCTCGACATGGGCCTTGCTCGGGTCGATCTTCGTGGTGCAGCGGGGTTCATGGCAGGGGATCGTGGTCATGACTCTCTAGCCTTCACTTCTGCGACTAAGGCGTCAACTTCTGCCGCCCATTCGTCAAAGGTCGATTGCTCAGAATCGACGGCGCGCACCGCGGGTTGCGGTATTCGCGACTGCTGTTCCGCCCGTGCGGCTATGACAGGTCTGAGATGCCAAATCACCTCGCCACAGGGACATGTGATGTCATTGACACGTCTGGGGGGTAATACGGTGCAGCATATCTCTAGGGCACTTGGGGTTATGGGTCCCAAGGCATCTTCGACCCTCAATGGCGGCATGTCTCCAAACCGGATATGCTCCATTGGGCCATGACGGCCATGCCATACCATGTGCTTCGGCTCAATCACCCGCATCCCAAAGAGCCGTAATTCTTCTCGCCCGTTTGCGCGATGCCGCGTCGGTCCATTGGGATCATTGAAGCCCATGAGCCAATGATATTCTTCCTGCGTGACCATGAACCGCTCCGGCGGATAGCCATCCTGGATATAGCGCTCGCGATAATAGGCATAGGCCCGAGCAAAAATCGCATCGACCTCAGGATGTTCAGTCATGAACACTCCATCCCCCAGAATTGACCGACGGCTTTTGCTCTCCATCGAGTGAGCCTTGTTCGGCCTCGACAATCGGGCCATCCCCACGCGTGGGGAGGTCAAACCATAATTCACTATGCGACCGCTCACTCCATGATGGGGTTGTCACCTGCCGCCACTCCGCCTGTGGCGGGTCTTTCGCACAGACGACCTGCTGCCACGTCTGTGGGTGCTGCGTTTGAATATGTTGACACAACAAGTCCGCGGCGATCTGTTGCCTCCAGATGGCTTTGGCCCACGAGCAGAGCCCACATCGCGCGGTGAAGGTGTATTCATACGCATCGGCATCAAGATGCCCCACACAGCGCCACGTCTCGCTCATCGCCCATGCCCCTGCAGCGAGAGCCTCGCCAATTCCCGACAGAGTGGATGCGGACAATGGTCGTACCAGGGCTGGACCTTATTCTGTGCCTCACACCAATACGCGATTTGCCCTTCTTCCTCACGCGTCATGGGGCCGTCGGGGTCCAGGTCGAGGGTGATGTGTGGCATTAGAGGCCCATATCCTCGGTCTGCAAGAATCCCCGCACCTTGGTTTGTAGCCACTCCAACTCTTGCCGCTGGTGCTTCGTGTCCATATGGCTCCATGCCCGCCGAAACATGCGCACGAGCGAGCGCTGCTCATCAGCCCCAGCTGTGCCAGGGACAACTTCGTTAAACGCTGGCGACAACTCTGGTGTGGTGGCCAATTCGAGCGACGCCAACGGAGAGGACATCACATCTGCGGGGAATATTGGTGTATAGGTGGCAATGGGGACTTCACCGGCTTGCCTCATGTGCGCCAAATGTTCGGAGAGGTCACGTTTCGTCACCCGAAAATGCGCCGGCGCCATAGGAGGCACCTCACCACCGGCCAGCGCGGTATCGATGCTCGCGCGTTTCGGATGGGTGCAGATGGGACAGGGCTTCGCCATGGTCAATTCCACACCAACAAACTCACCATCTCCCCGTGGAGATGCCGCGCCCCGCGATAGGGCAGCTGGCGGATCAGCAATTCCCCAGGGGGCCGATAGGCCTGATACCAGAGGGCGCCACTCAGACCCGCGGCGTGTAAGGCGTCACAGAACCAGGCTGGCGGACGCTTCGCCATTAGGCCACCGACCTCCGCCGCCGTGCCGCGAGTTGCTCCAGCGTCAAGGGTTTCCCCGTCGCGATCGAGACGGTCGCATGTAACGGGAGTTTGCCTTGTGCCCAGAGCTTCTGTCGCGTCTGGCCGAGAATCGCTCGCTGGCGTGCTTCTGGCTGTGCCTTGAGCCATTGGGTGAAGGTGAGGTCCACACCGTTGCCCCCATCGAGGGCGTCTTTCGTGACTTGCTCCAAGGCTTTCACCGCCTCCGCGAAACGTGGGCCTTTCGCCTGTGTCAACTCCCGATACGGCAAGACCAACGGAATGAGCATACACCGACAGTTCGGGAGCCCTAATGCCGGGGTGGGGCGCCTGGAAAGGCAAGGCGCGTCCCCGGTAATTTCCTCCCGTCGAGATTCCATGTTTGGCCTGAGAGTGGCCGACAGATCGGGCAGACCGCGCTGTCCGCTCCCGTCAGCCATTCCATGCCACGCAAGACATCGCTGTTCTGCCGAAACGTCTCGATGCGGCTTTCATTCGCCACTGATTGGACCGAGGTCCGCACTAACGTCTGCACATCGGTTTTCGACCGTTGGAATACCCCATCTTGGAACCGCCGCTCGCGGGTCCCCTGTAGCACCCGCACCATATCGTTGACCGAATCCCCCCGCACAAGGCCCTGCCGGATCACCGCCGCATAGCGGTCCAGCGTCCCCGTCGCCTGCCGACTCCACCAATCCTTGAGCGGCCGGCCTTCGAGAATCAGATCATTGACCATGGCCTTGAGGGTCGTTTCCGGGACCCCGACCGAAAAGAGCGTGTCCACCACGATCTCTGCCCCAAGGGCTTGGGTCAATGTCGCTTCCGTCGTGGCGAGCTCGCGGAGATCCACCCGTAAAGTCCGGTGCATCTGGCGGTAGTAGTCGCCGATGACTGAACGCACGTGGGCGAGGAGCTTCTCGGCACGTTGCCGCTGATACACGGTCAGGGTCGGCTCGGTCGGATCGTGCCAGCGGAGTTGGCGGATGAGT